ACCCCACTATCAAATGTTGTTCCTGTATACCCAACATCGTAAATATTGAACGTATATTCTTCAGTACCAAAAAACGGCGTCCCTAACGAATAAACTTGAAAAGTGTCCGTACCTAAATAATCAAAATTTAGTTTAACGTATTCACCAACTGACAATCCATGAGGTACAGGACAAGTAAAACTTATAACAGTTTGATTTTGGTCCATAACTCTATTAACAACAAATGGTAAACCATCAGATGCCACCCAATTCATAACAGTTTTAGTTTCAGGGTCAATTGCCGACATTTGTTTATTATAAACATTTTCATACGGGTAACTAATATTAATTGACCAATTATATGTTGTAGCACTTTTGTTAACAAAATTTCTGTGAACAGTACTTGCTGAATCAGGTGTTGTATACCCCGATATGTCGTTATCATATCGTATAAAATCAAATTCATAATATTGTGGATAACCACTATATAAAATATTCTTTGGGTCAATTGTACATTTTTGTCTAGCTAACTCATTAATATTCGTATAGTACAACGCCGATTGGTATGGATAATACTGACTGGTCCCAACATATAAATTTTCAAATAATAATGATATTTTTGATATCGGTCTAAACAATGTTGATTTTTGTCTTTCATCATCATAAAGTTGTTGTAAATCAATACTAATATTTCTATCAAACTCAATTATTTCTTTTGCGGTTTGAACTAACGGAACTTGAAATAATAAGTTCGTGTCTGAAGCCGATTTATATCTTAACGACCCTAAAACAACCCTATTTTCTATTCTACTACCCATTAAAATGTTATATTATCGTAGTCAATCCATTTTTGACCAAATTTATTATATGCCGTTTTACCTTCTTTAGCTCCGAAGAAGAAATGAAATGGTGCACCAACAGTTATTTGTCTACCATCTTCACCTCCACTAGTTTTATTCCAATATTGTTGTTCGGCACTTGTATTACCACTACCATCAACCGCATATATGAAACCTTTAAAAAATTTTGTTTTAGAATTATTGGTTGTTCTCATATATCTTGATGCCGCCTCAAGTCTATCTAATTTTTGGTATCTATGTTTAACAAAACCACCCATAGTCACATCTTTAGTTACCCATTCATTAGTTTGTTGTCCAAAAATAGTGTCCACACCTTTCTTTTCTTTAGCCTTTATCCACCATTGATATAACGGTACTTCTTGAGTGAAAATATTAATATCATCAAACGCACAATCTTTTTTAGCAGCAGTTCCTTCACCTGTTAGTATAGTTCGTTTAGGTGTAATAAAGTCACGTAATTGCATATCTGACTTATAGAATATTCCGATAACGTTTGGACCTTTTTGTTCTGAATACGAATACAAATCATTATTAGAATAATATCCAGCTTCAAATGGATAAACACCTACTTCTGAATTTATTGATAACATTTGAGCTAAATCACCATCAACTTTTTGATTATACTTTCTAGAATTAAAAAACGCCTTTACACCACCAATACTAAAACCGTCAACAAGTCTCATTACAACAAAAAACGACAATAGTTCACTCACATCATTATATGATGTTGACGTTAATTTATCAAAAACATACCCATCAAACTCACCCGTAATACTTACTTGACCCAAGTACTCCTGTTTAGGTCCTAAATCCATCATGGTAGTTGGAAACAACAAATTACGTTCATTACCTTGTTTTTGCTTAGGTGCCTTATCACCTATAAATTTACCATCAGTATTATAAGGTGAACTTCTGTAGTAATAGTTATTATTACGGTCATCAAAATAAAACAAATCAGTACATTGTACGGAATATGGGTCACCACCAGAATCAAAGAAAAGATTAGATTTGAATGGGAAAGCGTATAAACTACCATTAACCCAATTGTTAGTGAATAAAAATGAAAACACACCTCTACAAACACCAAATGTTGTTGTATTTCTAGCGAACCATTCGGTTACATACCCAACCTCAGCAAAATAAGTTATCAATGGTATATTAACTAAATTATAACAACCACCACTGATAATTTGTCTTTTACCAATAAAGTATTTATTACAATCATCCTTAACACCACCAACTTGTATTTTATTACTACTGTCAGTTGTATAACACGCTAAAGGAACCATATCAGGACACATTAACGAATCTAATACCGCAGAATTACCTGATATTTCAAAATCCTCTTTTTCATTATTTGCAAAACCTGTACCAACCGAAAACCCTTGACTTTGACCTGTAGCGTCTATACCAAAAGCAGCAATACTACTATTTTCATATAAAACAAATTCATTAGCACCATTAGTTAAAACCGAACTTGATGATGGTAATCTATCAGTCCTCATCACAATTTGTCGATTATTACTACCTAAATTAAAATTAGTGGTCAATGTTGGGTATATGTTTGATAATATTGCAACAGAAGCCGAACCAGCATTTATTATACTGTCAATATTACTAAAAACTGACGCCAAACCTGACGCACCTTCAATAATTTCATCAGGAATATAACCTCTACTTTGGTTTACAGAATTTTGAGTTATGGTCACTTTGTCACAATTAGGTGGTAATGCTCCTGACGCATCTGAAAAACTATTAAATTCATACGCAAAGTAATTACCTGAATTAACCTTTAACCCATTTGGTCCTGGGTTCAAAAATTGATTATTAGAACTATCACTATCAATTCTTGAATAATATCTTAATAACCCAGAAGTGAACCCTGTGAACTGTGAAACACTTGGTTTAAATTGGTATGATTCATGATATAATTTATTACTTGAATATGTGTCAGTATCCGTATTATTCGTTATGGTATGTTTTACGTTTTTAAATGAACCTTGTATTGGAATATTTAAATGGAAATCATCTTCAACAATAACATTTGGGTTAGCGTTAAAAGTTGTATATCCATATAGTTTACTTAAATCATATCTACATTTTGTCTTAGTTGTATTAGGGTCAACACCTCTAACTAAAAACACAATAGTATGTTTATCGTATTCTTGGTAACAATTATCAAACGTTCCAACAGGTCCTGCTGAAATTGAACAATAAAAACTACCGAATGGTTGAACACTAAACCCTATTTTTTCGGCAAAATACGAAACACCTTTAATATATCTTTGATATAATGAATTTTGTAATGAGTTATTAGCCTTAGAATTATAATCCGCAACAGTTTCAGTATGTATGACTTGAAAGTACTCGATATCCATTGGATATCTAGCATAACTACTATCTTCAGATGACCCTGTTAATGAATAAGAACCCCCAGCTTGTGGTATATTACCACCCCCCGTTGGGTTAGCATATGAAACCGTTTTATTGTAAGAATATATGTTAGTGTTAGGTAATAAAGACCCTTCAGTATCACCTGTAATTGAATTAGTACTAAAGTCGTTTAATGTCGCACCTGTCAAATTAATATCTTGACTTAATAAAGGGTCAACAAATGTTATTAATTGACCTTTAGGGTAATTACTAGCATTCGTATCATTAACAATTAAACATATAACATTGTCTAAATGCCATTTAGTCGTATATTGATTAACCGTACTATTAAATGTCACTTTAATCTGATTAACACCCCCACCTGGGTTATTAGCCCCGTTATTGAAGTACTTAGCTTTGGTGTTAAACAAGTTCATTCTGTTGTTTAATGTTAAACTTGTACTTATAATATATCTATCAGGACTAAGGTCGGGTCTTTGGTAAAAACCAGGAGGTATTTTACTATCAAAATCACCCGCTAAAAAATCTTGATAATCTTCACTAACACACGCATAATTAGAACTTGTGATAAATTGATTTAACGCACCTGAAGTACCTTGTTCACGTTGTTGTTCTATTAATGCTTGTAATTGTGGGTCATCACTATTTGGCACATCATCTTCTGCAGGTTTTAAATCAGCATCACAATTTTCACAATCAGGGTATGTCATAAGACATAAAGGGAAACGTATTTGTTTGTTAGCCTGTCTCATTGTCTTCGCAGTTCCTAACATACTCTTACCCGCGTCTTTAATTTTGTCACCATACTTACCAGGTTTACCAGGTAACCAACCAATTACCGTACCTATAACAATTAAAATACCACCAATGATGTCAAAAATTATTGAAATAATAAATAAAATTGTTGCAACAATTAATTTAACGATATGAGCAACTAATAATAAAACATAAATAATAGGTAACATGATTATCATCATAATCATATACAATGTATATATTAAATCAGGGTCATGTTGGGCATCATTAATTGGAAATTTAGTTATTTCACCACTACAATCACTATCAATAATACGTTTAATACCCACAAAACGTTTTTTATTCGAACCTTTTCTATATTCACTAATTAATTGAGAAACAGTATAAACTTTATTATATCCCATCAAATAAAATTTATCCTCACAATTAATTGCATCATTAATCATTTTTTGACCAAAAGTCGTTGTGTCATCCCCATAATCATCCCAATTAACAGAAAAACTATATGACCTTTTAGCGTTAAGAGGGTCGTTAAAACTTGAGCCATTCCACCCATATTCCCTAACATTAGGTACCAAATAATACCCTCTTTTAATTGGGACACTAAGTGATGGGGCTTGATTCCATTTAACTTTAAAACGATATTTACCTTTGGTTGGAACACCAACTGATGGGTCAGGAGATATTACTTTTTCACCAAATTCGTTGGTGATTACATAATCTAAATTCATTGGTACATCAACCATCCAAGTACCGTCATCGTCAATTACTTGTCCACCATTTTCTAATTTAAAAATTTCTAAAGCGGGTCTACCTTTCTCATCAGTATCAGTCGTTTGTCTAATTGATTGTATTTCACCTGAAGAAGTGATAAATTCACACAAAGTACCCATATCTTTTTTAACTTTACAGTTACTTTTAATGGCGTAATCATCAATATCGGAATACATAGAACCTATGAATATAGCGGTTGGTTCTAATCTAATGTTAGATTCTTTAGTTATATCAAAATCTGTTCTAGTAATACCTATTCGACATAATTCAGGTTCACCCCACAATGGTTCTATTTCAATATTTCTTGTGAACGAAACTATTTGAGGTAGTGAGTCTAAGTTTGATGATGATTTAAATTTATTACCATCAACCATAGCATCAGTCGCTAACCCCATTTTAATTAAATCATTTGGTGTTAATGAAAATTCACCAATATCCGATAAATCCAAATCTACAAAAATTGTTTGAGCACCAACAGGTACACCAAACAACATATAATCACCACTATCATTTGTTGTTGTGGTGAACTTATAATATTTGTCATAAACTTCAATTAATGATGAATTGATTAAAACATCTTCCCTATCAAAGAATGTTCCTGTAGGGATGTGCCCTTCGTATGAAGGTATATAGGGTAATAAATTATAACGATACCCATCTTCATTTTGATTTGAAATTGTTTTATACGGATAGATTTCTGAAATAATAGGGTTTGTTTCATCCTCGTCACTTAAAGGGATAAACACAGATACTTTAGCGTTAGGAATACCTAACCCATTATTAATACTAATTCGACCAATAATTACACCATAATCTGAACATTGTTTGGTGTATAATTGGTCTTTAAGTATCTTTAACGATAATATCTCAATAAAATCAAACTCTTGGTCTATTGTTACATTTATATTTTTGTTAACTCCAGGTGTTGTTCTTATTCTATAAGAATTTGACATAATAATCTTTTTAGATAAATAGTTTATATACTATTTTTAAAAATAGATGATTATGATTAAAAATAAATTATCAACTGTAAGCAACCGTAGTTAAATTTTTGACTCTAACATTAATATCTTTATTAGGGAATCTAACTTGGTATGTTTGATTTGGGTCTGCAAATATTGTATCATCAATTAATTTAATCTCTTTAGTTTCATTATCAGCGTATTGTTGTGATGTTTGTGATGATGAATATTGTCCCCCAACTTTATTGAAAATTTTAATATCGGATAAACTAATAACTCCATTTTCACTTTGGATGATTCTTCTCAACTCAGATATGTTAACATTTGAACCCATTTGTCTATTACTTGGACTCATAAAATTTGTCACGAGATTAACTATTTGTGAAATAACCGCACCTTGTGTTTGACTATTATCTAACACCACATCAATATTAAACCCTAAATCTATAACATTCGCAGATTCGATTGAAATGTAGTCGTTAATCATTCGATAATTTGATAAATAATTAGCAATATTACTTTTTAATGTATTTGACACAATTTCAGTTAATGTTCCTGACTCGTCATAAGCCAAAATCTGAATTTTAATTTTGTTATTTTCTTCAGTTATTGCTACCTTAGCAGGTGCCCCAAACTGTGAAGGCATTGTTCTAATTAGTGAATCGTAATCATTAACAGTTACCGCTCTCTTTTGTGCTGAGAAGTTAAACGCAACTAAGTTTCTCACTTCTTCAACTGTAGGGTAATTAGCCCCACCTATAGCGGCAGTCACATTATTACAACTTAACGAGTTAACAACTGTTGTATTTATTGATTCTGACGGACCATTAACAAAGAAAGATACTGTCCCAATTTGTGTTATAACATTAACACCGATATTACTAACTGTTCCACCACCAACTCTATACTGAACGAATAGTGTTGAATTACCTTTTAGTGTACTACCTAACGCAAAGTTATTTGAATACTTATATAAATCTAATTTAAATCCGTTTTTTGCAAACTCTCTTAATTGTTCATCCGCAGATTGACTACCTCCACCGAATGTCATTTTTAAGAAACCTTCAGGTGTAAACTCAGAAATGAATTTATTACTTGTCTGAATATATTTTCCTACCTTAATACCTGGTCTGTCTGAAACTTTAGTTGGGTCTTCAATAAAAACCCTGTCTTCCGCCAACGCACTTACTTCATACCATCTGTTATCCAACCCCAAAAATTCTTGTGGTGTTGGTACATTTGTATATTGAGTACCGTCTTTTAATAAAACACTTGTTATACCTAATACATTCTTATCAGGTAAAAACATTTCATAAAATGGTCTAACTTCATTTGGTGTTACTACTTTTTTGAATACCTTTGTAAGTCCATTAACAACCGTTTCTCGTTTTACTATCGTATAATTAAGTAATTTATTATTCGAATCGAAGTTAGGTATTTTTAATCTATTTGGAAATCCTTCAGCATTTGTTGGTGAAGCAAAGTCAATATCGTTTACCGTTTCAAATGATTGTCCCGCACCATTTACCTGTGAACCTCTTCTTAAAATACCACAATATCTTAAATCTTCTTTATCCCCAAAAGCGGGTACCGTAATCGAAAAATCAACTAAAGCAACAGAAGGTCTTTGACCTGGGATTTTTAATCCATAAGTTCTAGCAATGTTATATATTGATGAAGGTTGTTGTGCATATTGTAACACCGTTTCCTGAATACTTCTATCTATGTTAAAATATAAGTTATCAGTAACCGCAGCGTTCAAATCTAACAACACTGAAAATACAGATGCGTCATTAAAATTTTGTACAACATCGGGGTAATAAGTTCTTGTGAAATTTTCTAATTCAGTTCTTACCGATTGGAAATCTCTAGTAGTATAAGATATTTTTTTGTTCGCCATAATATTATATATTAATTATTACAAAGTCACTTTGACTAAACGCAGTGTCATTCATCACATAGTCAATTTTAACCTTTGCAGTATGTTCTTTTTCTGAAATCCCAGGGACTCTAAATACTCTCTCGTCATTTTGAATATAAGTACCCTTATCTTCCTCACCTTCAGATGCTGCGTTTATTGAAACATTCGTTATTGTTATCCCAGGAATATACTCGGACACCGCTTCACGTATCTCAGACTCAATATCTGAAAATGTCGGACCATCTAAAGGTTCAAAAATGTATTCATACAATCTAGTACCAAAATCAGGTAAATAATAACGAGTACCTTTTCTAGTTAAAAGTAAATGAACTAAATTACTCCTAATTTCTTCATCATTATACCCTGATAAATCCAAATACTTTCCATCAAACGAATCTCTAAAAGGAAAATTTAAACCATATGTAATACCATCTGCCATATTAATAAATATATGTTGTGATTATTTCTTATAAATACCTTAAAATAAAAAACTCCCGACACTGCCGAGAGTTTTTAAATATTACGGTTTTTTAATTATGCCGAACAACCAAAACATTCAAATTGTGAATCAGTTGGTTTTGATGGTATAACATCAACTGTAGGTTTTTCAGACTTATTTGGTTTCTCCATTTTAGAAATGTCAATCGCCAAATGTTTTGCTCCTGTTGATATCGCCTTTGTTCTAACATAATAACAAAGAGTTTTCAAACCTTTCTCCCATGAATGGAAGTGTGATGAGGTAATCTTTGATAATGTTGGGTTAGACATATAGATATTCATTGATTGTGATTGGTCAATGAATGGTGCTCTGTCAGCCGCCATATCAATTAATTCTCTTTGTGATATCTCCCAAATTGTTTTGTACTTTTTAATTAAATGTTCAATACGTTTAACTTTTTTGTTGTAGTTTTTGTCTTCAACATCAAGATAGTTATTGAAATTAATATTTTGAATTGACCCTTCATTGAAGATGATTTCATTTTTCAAATCTTCACCCCAAATACCAATCTTTTCAAAGTCATTAATTAAGTACTTGTTAACAATCATAATTTCACCACCAACAACACGTCTGTTAAAAATTGCCGAGTGTGCTGGTTCAGTCATTTCGTATGAACCTGTAATCTTAGCCGAAGACGCCACAGGCATTTGAGCCGTGAATAATGAGTTACATACCCCATAATTTTTAACATCTTCTTTAAGTTGTTTCCAATCCCATAACAAATCTGATTCAGGAATTCCCCACATATCAAATTGGAATACACCTTCCGACATTGGTGAACCATCAAAGTAAGTGTATGGTTTGTACTTACCTGATTTACATAATTCCATACTTTCAGTGATAGCAGCAAAGTAGATTGTTTCAAAGATATCTTTATTTAATTGTCTTGCTTGTTCAGATGTGAACATATAATCCATAATGAAGAATACGTCAGCTAAACCTTGAGTACCAATTGCGATAGCTCTTTGCTCTAAACCACCTTTACGACCTTTTTCAGTTGAGTAACTGTTAATATCAATAACTTTGTTTAACGTTCTAACAACTTTTCTAACCTCATTATGTAATAATTTAAAATCAAATTTACCTTCAATAATGAAATTCTTCAATACCATTGATGATAATGTACAGATTGCCGTAGTTTCCTCATCAGTATATTGGTAAATCTCATTACAAAGATTTGATTGTTTAATTACCCCAATGTTTTGGTGGTTAGTTTTCTTGTTAGCGTTATCTTTAGAACATAAGTAAGGAACACCTGTCTCAACTTGTGATTCAATAATCTTATTCCAAATCTCTTGTGCTTTAACTTTAGTACCTAAACCTAAATTAACCGCCTTTTGGTAATTTTCTTCGTATTCATCACCATATGATTCCTGTAACGCTTTAATCCCCGCTTTCTTAATATCATTAGGACAGAATAAATACCAATCTTCATTATTCTTAACCGCTCTCATAAAGTTATCAGGTAACCATAAAGCCGTGAATAAATCTCTTGCTCTTAATTCTTCTTTACCTGTGTTCTTTTTGATATCTAATAAGTCAAAAATATCTTTATGCCAAGGTTCAATGTAAATCGCCGCACTACCAGGTCTTCTACCTTGTTGATTAAAGAATCTTAATGATTCGTTAACAATTTTTAAGTATTTTAACAAACCACCTGCGTATCCACCTGAAGTTGTGATACGACTTTCTTTACTTCTTTGGTTAGACATACATAATCCAATACCAGCCGCGTCAGATGAATAAGTAGATATATCGTTCATTGTTCCTAACAACCCTTGTCTTGAATCTGCATTATTGTAATGTAACACACAAGATGCTAACTGAGGGATTAATGTCCCTGAGTTAATCATAATTGGAGTTGCTTTAGATATTCTTTGTTCAGATAATGAAACATAGTAATCAATCGCCTCTTCGTATGAATCTGTTACCCACAACGCAATTCTCATATACATGTGTTGTGGTCTTTCAATTACTTTACCTGTAGGTAATTTTAGTAAATACATTTCTTGTAACGCTTTCCAAGCGAAGTAATCAAATTGATAATCGTTGTCATGTTTAATAACACTATCAATTTTTTCAGGTCCGTACTCATTAATCTTAGCGATTAAATTTTCATGTACA